GGAAACTCCACCGGGCCGCTAATGTTTTGTGGCCTACGCTTGGACGAGGTGCTTGATGGGATTGGTGCCGGCGTTAGCCAGCTCACCATCGGTGCGCAGAATAGCGACCCATCCGATTTGATCGTTATCGGCGAAACGCTCGTTCAGGCGAATCAAGCGCACGGCACCAGCATCGCGGATGTAGTAGCGGCTGAAGTCACCGAAAAGCACGGTCTTGTTGCCGGTGGCGATCTCGGCCATGTCATCGTTTGTGATGACGGGAGCGCCGAAGAGCGTGTCCGGAAGGCCCATGCTCAAAGAGGGCTGCCACAGGTAGTTGCTGTCGCCATCCTTCAATTTGCGAACATACTTGGCGGTGCTGTCGTTCAACATCCAGGTCCCATTGCGACGATATGCGCGGCCGACGCTGTGAAAAAGATCGACGAGCTCATCGCTGGTGATCGCGCTGGCACCGGCAGCAGTGACGCCGGCAGCAGAAGCGGTAACGACACCATTGACGGTCGAAGAACCGGAACCGGTCGTATACAACGCAGAAGCGTTACGAGCGATTCGCTCACCGAGAAGTCGGCCGAGAAGGCTACCGAGATCGAAGGCGCTATCCTGAAGCAGCTCGAACGGAATCTTTACCAGATCGCTTGAAACCTTGTAGGCGTTGAGCGACTTGACGCCGAAGACCACATCAGTAGTTGCCAGACCGTCGTTTTCGCCTTCGACGCTGCCGGTATTGCCGGAGTCGTTGACCGTGGGCAAATCGATCTGATTGCCGCTTTCGGTGCGGATGACGGTCGCAACTTCGCGAACTCCGCCGAATTCGAGCAGCGCGACTTCCACGGCATTTCCGAGGGTAGTCGGCACCAGGTAGCCGCCTTCGCTGTCGGTCGTCGTGGAGTTGGCGCGAGCTTCTGCGACGGTGCGCGGAGCGGTGCGACTGAGCGGGATGTCGATCTGCGAATTGCTCATCAGCACCGAACGAAGATCGGGCGCGTCGGCTTTTGCCGGCTCGTCAACGATGGGCTGTGCAGCTTCGATGCTGCGGGTGCGCTCGATGATCGAGATGCGTTCGCTGACTTGGTCGAAGTGGTCGTTGCTTGCTTCCCATGCGCTGCGTTCGTCTGCGGAGAAGTCGCGGTCTTCGGTGGTGATCACGTCGCGGAGACGCTGGATCTCGGACAACGCTTCGCCGCGCTGTTCTTGGAGCTGCTTGATAGTGGGCATTTTTTTCTGTCCATTTTTGCCATAAAAAAGCCGATACGCTGCACCAGGTGGCGCGTGCGAATCGGCAACGGCAGATAAAGTTAAGCGGCCTCGCGGCCTATGTCGGAGCGCCTAGCGCAACGGCGCCGGACTGCCAAAGATAAACGCCGCAAGCGTGTTTGCAACTTGCGGCGTTAATTTGCCCGGTTTAGCCGCTGGGCGCGGCGTTGGAAAAAGAGCCTACAAATTGCAACGTATTACGCCCGTTCTGCGACGGCACCGGGATTGTGCCGCGTGATGCTCATTTCCCGCACCAGAAATGGCGCGGCCTCTGTGTCGGTTTAGCCGCCGGGCGTCGGTCGTTGAATGGCGAAAAAGCATTGCAAGACGACCGTCTTGCAAGTTCCAGGCACAAAAAAGCCCCCAGCGCCGAAGCACTGAGGGCTATTCACTCGCGGCGGCTATTCGCCTGCGCGTTCGAGCCAGAGAAGCCCCTGAGGGCTAATCTTCCAACCGTCCCAGCGGTTGTAATCGCACAGGCCGCAATCCTGCGCAGTGCGACCAGCGCGGCCAGGATTGCGGCCAGCAATCATGTCCAGCAGGGCGGCGGTTAGTTTTGGGTCGAGGTTAGTCATGTCGGTGTCTCCTGTTTGGGGTTTTGCCCGGTTTAGCCGCCGGGCGCGGCGGGTGGGGTTAGATGCTGAAGGTTTCGCCAATGGCCGCGCCGCCGAGCAGCGCGCGACGGTCGGCTACAAACTGGGCAGCGGTGACGACAACGCTGCCCGTGCGGACATTGTCACCGTCAATCGCCGTGATGAATTCCAAGGCGGACTTATCGGTTGCGTCATGGGCATCCTCTGGACCTCCCGCCCAGTAGGCAGTCCAGTTTGTGAGGTTGGATACGAGGTAGTTCATGTTGGTTGCTCCTGTTTGGGTTGTTTCTGCGTTCATCATGGGGCAAAGATACGCTCGCAACGTAGTATTACAAGCCGTTAAAGGCGCGAAATCCGATTTTTTTTCCCAAGACAATCGCTCCTCGCGTTAGCCCGCTGCAGCGATAATCGTGTCCAACTCTTGGAGGAGCTCGGCCTGGGCTGCATCGTTTGCCGCTCGGTTGGACGGCGGCTGATGGCACGCATTGTCGGTCAAGGTATCGCCACGCACGGGGTCAAACATCGGATTGGAGTCCATGCACAATGCATCGAAATCGATGTCGATCAGACGGGTACGAGGAGTCGGGCTCATGAGAGAAAGGCGCGAAAGTCGATTTTTTTCGATTTTTTTTTGCCGCGCCTACTCGGCCGCGTCGATCTCGCGCAGTCGCGCGGTGGCGATGATCACGTCAGTCGGGATGCCTGGCACCGGTTCCGGTTCCGGTGGTGGCTCTGCCGCGGGTGCCGGTGCGTCTTCGGTGCGCCCCTCGCGCCATTTAGTGTAGCACGCGCGTGCGTGCGTAGTGCTACTCTCATACGCGGGATAGGTGACCGGCCCGACATCGTGCAGCGCGACGGCCCGAATCTCGCGAATGACGCGGTCGCCATCTTCGCGCCATTCCTGGCCACCTTCGGGAATTGTGAACGCGAACGAGCTGCCCGAAATGTCGCCGCGATTGATAGACTCGCGGAGATCGCGGGCGAGTTGCGTGTCGGGCATATCAACTTCGTAGCGTAGCCCGCGCGCGTCGGCAGTGAGTCGGAGCGTGCCCGCACGGTTGCGCCCTAGCACATGATCGGGGTCGTGATTGAAAAGAGCGCGGACATCGTCCCGCCCGATGGCATCGTCAAACGCGCCGGGCATAATGTGTTCAACGATGTCCGCGCCGAGACTGTACTCGGTGCCGTCATCGTCGGCACGGTGATATACTGCGGCATATCCGGTGATGGTTTTCTGGTCGTCGTCGGCGTTGCGTAGTTCGCAAGCTGCGGTGAATCGTCGTTCGATGCTCATTGCATATTCTCCAAATCGTGTAGGTAGCTGGCGACTCGTTGCGTGATCTCGCCCGGCTCGTCTAAGTGTGCTGCCAGCACCGAAAAGCGGCCGAAGATCGCCTCGGCTTCGGTGTCGGTGTCGGTGTCGATGCCTAGCGCCCGCAGCATCCCGCAGATTGGCGCGAGCGCCTCTACTATCACTCCCCGGTGACTTGCCGCGAACTCGTCGAGCCATGCCGCGAACTTGGCACGGTCTTTCGATGCTCTCCGCGCGTCACCAGCAACGCGCCGCGTCATCCTGGCGACAACTTGCGCGCGCATTGCTTCGGCACTGGCGATCAGTTGCGCGCGGTTGTCATCGTCCGCACTCGGCACCGGTTCGTCGGGTGCCGGCGCCGGTTCTTCTTCGGGTGCATATAGCGCCTGCTGAAAATTGTTTGACGGCAGGATCAGCTCGCCGCCGATGTCTTCGAGGCTCGCCATGTTGAGTTTGCTGCGGACTTCGTTTATCGTCATCCACGGCGCGCCGCCGAGAGCGGTGCGAAAGAAGTCGGCTTTGCTCGCCATGTCCGCGCTGATTAGCGCCTCGCGGTTAAACTCGATGACGTGCGAATCGGTCGTTTTCTGCCGCTCGGTGATCAGCTTGTCCCGGCATTCCTGCTCGATCTGCACTAGCCAATGATCCAGGCACTGATCTAGGTACGCCTGGTTTTCCTGCTCTAGCGAGCTGTATGACGTGCGCGCGGTGTGGCCGAGTTTGTGCGGTGGAATGCCGAAGAAATTGGCGACCTCGATCAGCGAGAATTCGCTGGCCTCGATCAGCATGGAATCTTTGGCGCTGCCGGTGATCGGCCGCGCCTTCATACCCTCTTCGAGGATGGCAACGCGGTGCGCGTTGTCTAATCCCTTGTGGATGCGGTCCCAATCTTTGCGCAGTCGGTCGGCGATGTCTTTATTTCTGAAGCTGCCGGGATGCTCCAGGATCATTGACGGTCGCCCGTTATTCGCGAAGAATTTGCTGCCGTACTTGCGAGCCGCTAGCCCGGCGCCGAGCGTCTCGCGCATCACGTCGAGAGTATTGTGACCGGTGACGCCATCCCACGCGAGCCCGCGAATGTGCAGGATTTCGCTGCGCTCAAATTTCATGCGCCCGCCCTTGTCAGTCTCGTAGACGTACCAGAGCTCGCCGCCCATCCTTACCGGGTGCGTGCGTTTGGCGTCGAGTAGCATCAGCGATTGCACGCGCCCGGTATCGCTGCGCTCAATCAGCGCGTAGGCGTTGCCGAGTAGTGCCTGGTATGCGAGCGCGCGCTTGAACGCGAATGCGGTCTGGTCTGCGTTCGGCTTGTATCGCAGCAGGTTGTAGGATTGATGCCCGGTTGCGCGCTGCTTGCCATCACCGGCACGCGCATAGACGTTCAGCGGGAGCTTGGCAATGTCGCCGCTTATCAGATCCAGGGCGCGGAAGAAGGGCGGTAGTCGTAAAGCGGCCGCGTGCGTCACTTTTTCGCCGGTCGATGCGGTGAGCGTTTCGTCGTCCCAATCTGCCAGCGATACGCTCGGATTTTCGAGACTCGCGCGCGTGAAAAGTCTACTAATCACCATGTCGGCTGCTTATGCCCTCTATCGTTAAATCCACCCAGATCAATCCCCCGACTACTACAAAAGCCGCCGCTATATCATAACTATACGCAATGCCGCCAAATATTGCAAGCAACGCGCCAATAGGTGTAAGTTTCTGAATCATATTGATATCATCCCCCGCTCTTCGTAAATACTCTTTAGGTCCGGCTGATTGATTGCGACCGCTTGCGCGGTGACCAGTGCCGCGATGCCGTCAATTTTGCCGGCTGAATATTTTTTGCTCGGCTGAATATTGCCGCCGAAGTCCGTGCGCACGCAGCAGTTGCCGGCCATCCAATTCATTACTGGGTTGTGCCCGTGCTGCAACTTCCGGCGCCGTACTTGCGCCTCTATTTTCTTCGATGCTTCTGATACATTTCGCATAGTAAATCCGACGTTAACAGTCGGCACGCCGTGGTCGTTGTAAAGCGCGGTCGCGATCTCGTTTGCATTGTACGGGTCGTAGCCGAGCGCGGCTAGTTGCCACTCATCGTTTGCGCGCACGATGTCCTCGCGAACCTGCATGTAGTCGGTTACGCTGCCCTCGGTGATAGTCAGCGCGCCCGATTCGATCCAGGGCTGATAGTGGCGCCGACTTGGTAGGCTCGCCGTTTCTTCAGGCAAATAGAATTTGCATTGCATCGCGCTAGTCTCTGGCCAGTACAGCACGAAAGCGGTGATATCGTCAGTCTGCGCCAGGTCCAGCCCGCCGAAGACCGGGCCGGTGAATTCGCACTCTTTCGGGCATTCTTTCCAATCTTCCATGCGTAGCCAATTATCGGCGGCACCGGTCTGGATGTTTAGGTGAAAGCGTTTCAAATTCGGGATCAGCGACGGCGTCACTTCGCATTTCGCGATCTCTTTCTTGACGTATTCCGGTTGTAGACTGACGCCATAGTTCGGGTTCGCCTTTTGCCACACTTTCAGCGATCGCCAATTTGCCTTCGGATTCGCCGCGAATATCGCCGGAAGAAAGGTGGCGTCTTCGATGGTTCCGGCGATAACTGCTTTTGCATAACTGAGCTTTTCATTGCATATAGAACGCTCGCGCAAAGTGTCGGCAGTTGTCAGGCTAATGAATAGCGGTTGCCGGCGCGCTGCGGTGCTGGTCGCGATCACGTCGAATAGTTCGCGGTCAGGTTGCGTGTGAAGCTCATCGAATAGCGCCAAATTTACGTTCCCGCCATGTTTTGAACCGGCGTCAGCACTCAAGACCTTGTAGCGGCTCGACGGGTCGAAATGCGGCACGATGTATTTCGGAGTTTTGTAAATTCGGTAGCGACTTGCCAAGTGTTCGTCGTTGCGAATCATGCCGCAGATCCAATCATAGACGAGGCTTGCCTGGTCCGCCGTTCCTGCTGCACTGATTGCCTCGAATCCCGGCTCGCCATCGTTGTCCATCACATATAGCCCGATCGCAGACGCCAGCGGTGTTTTGCCATTTTTTCGCGGGATGTATAGCAGCACTTCGCGATAGCGGCGAAGGTGCGTTTCTTCGCTATACCACCCGAAGAGCGTGCCTACTAACGCCTGCTGCCAGGGTTCCAAGTATAACGGGTCACCGCCGAGCGATCCCTTTACGTGCGTGCAATGTTCTTCGATCCAATCGATCGCGTGCGCCGCGCGCGCCGGGTCGAAGTAAAATCCTTTTGCATCGCGCCCCGCATCGTAGCCGCTCAAATATTGACGGGTATCAATCATTTCCTGACGCCTTCGATACCTTGCCATCGAGCATCGATAGCCGCGCCTGGCCTGCCGGGCGCGCTTTCTTCTTCTTTTCCGGCGGTGGTTTCTCGGCTTGAATCTTCGTCCTGTCTGCTGGCGATAGTCCAAAGCGCCCGCCTAGCTGATCGCAGCGAGTCGAAGACTTGTGAATCAGAGTAATGAGGTCTTTATCGTGCCATCGATCGGCCGCGGGTGTCTTGGCCATCTCTGCGGCGTGCCGGTCGTAGGCAATTTCGAGATCACGATAGCGGGCGAGTTCGCGGCAGTAGCGGGCGAGCGCGTCGCCATCGATCTCCGACAGTATCCGCAGTTCCATCAGCTTGCCGACTAGGTAGCGCCACTTGCGCGCGGCGTAAGATGACAGCCCGGCAGGTCGGCGCGGTTTGCACACCGGCGCCTGCAACTCATGCTCGCGGTTGTCGCCGGTTCGCTGGTCGCCGTATTTCGTAATCCGACTCCCGCGCGCCTCAAGTATTGCTTTCGGTATTCGTTGCCTGCCCATGCTATTCTCCCTGTTCGTTTTCCCAGTTTTCAAAAAGGTGCGCGGTTTCATATCCGCGCCGCTCGATTGCTTCGATCCATCCGTGGCACTGATCGCAGACCGGCACGGTATTGCCCGCATCGAATGCGAGTTGCGGCGCGCGGGCGAGCGGCTGAATATGATGCACCGACTTGCTCGCCGGCCATTGCCCCGCTTTGCGCTGTTTGCAAAAAGGTGCCATACAGAGCGGGTAGGTCGTGCGCATTCGCTTGCTGTATTTCTTCCACCGCCAGGTCTCGCGAATGCCGCGCGCCATCGTCTGACGCGGCACGGGCTTTGCCTCGCTTTTGAGCTCCATGCGCGGGCGCGTGGTCACTCTGAATTGTGTCGGTTTAGTTGGCATGATGTCTCGCCAGGTTGGTCGTTGTGCCAATGTTCAATATATAAATTTGGCGTCTGCGCATAAGGGTAGCCCCACCCCATACCCTAACTTTTTTCCACCCCCCCGAAAATTTCGTGAAAATTTCGTGAAAATTTCGTGAAAATTTCGGAAAAATTTCGGAAAAATTTCGTGAAAATTTCGTGAAAATTTCGTGAAAATTTCGGAAAAATTTCGGAAAAATTTCGTGAAAATTTCGGAAAAATTTCGGAAAAATTTCGGAAAAATTTCGTGAAAATTTCGTGAAAAATTCGGAAAAATTTCGGAAAAATTTCGTGAAAAATTCGTGAAAATTTCGGAAAAAATTCGGAAAAAATTCGGAAAAATTCGTGAAAATTTCGGAAAAAATTCGGAAAAATTTCGGAAAATTTCGGAAAAATTTCGAACGACTCATCTCGATCGCTTGCCCCCCCCATGGCTACGCGTAGGCATATGCTACCTCCATCGGCCCGCGTCCGCGTCTGTATCTAATCGATGTCGCGGCGCGAAGGGTGTCGTTGTAATTTTTCTTTGCAGCCCAGGCGGACGATGCGCAGATACAGCGAAAGTGGCGAACGCGAATGCCTCCGACGTCTTGTTCTTTTTCGTGGTGAATGTGGCCGAGGTGCCATTCACGCCATTTGGATTTAGCCCAAAGCTGCGGCCATCGTGCGGGCAT